TAACTCGCGGTCGCTCTTCGTCTGGATGCTCGCGCGGACCGCCGAGACGACCGTCTCGTCCGTGATCGCTTGGCCGTAGTCGTCGTCGACGCCCGAGTCGAGCCGGCGGACGAGCGAGACGGTATGCGTTAGGAGCGAGTCGAAGCTCACGTCGGCGGCTCCGGCGCGTTGATGACCGGATCCCACGGACCGAGCCGGCGCGAGACGGCGACCAGGACCGAGAGCGCTTGGTCGCGCTTCGGCAGGATCTCCGAGACGAGCGCGGCGCGCGTCGCCGCCGGCGTGACGGCGCGGCCGCCGCGGGTGTACGAGTAGTCGCCGAGCGTCTCGGACTCGAGCTCGGAGCCGAGCGGGTCGGTCTCGAGCGAGAGCAGACCGTAGAGCGCACGCCGGACCTCGAGCTCGTCGGTCGGCGTGTAGACGACCGAGACGTATGGCCCGCGCCAGGCGAGCAGCGGGAGCGACGTCCCGTAGACGTGGCCGACGCTCGAGCCGTTGTCGAGCAGCGCGAGCTCGTCCTCGTCTACCAGGACGCCGCCGTCAGTCACGACGACGGCGTCCGTGTAGCGTCGGAGCCCGAGCTTGGTCGACGTCCGGACGACGCCGACGTAGAAGGTCTCCGTGATCTCCTCGTCGAGTGGCCCGATTCGTCGAGCCAGCCACGCTTCCTGCTCGTCGACGATCGCCTGTGCGGCGTCCTCGTCGGCCGGGAGCGCGATGCCTCGAGCTCGAGCCTCCTCGACGGTGATCACGACTGCGGGACCGGCTTACGAGCCGGCGTTGATGAGCACGGCGAAGGGGAAGCTCCCGGTGTCGTTCTCGCGGCTGATCGGCTGCGCGACGGCGAACGCGACCCGCATGACGGCGCGGAGCGCGACCGAGTCCTGCTGCATCAGGTTGAGCACGACGTTGCCGGAGTCATCGCTGATGACGCCCTCGGTGAAGACCTGGAAGGTGATGTCCTGCCGGATCCCGAGGATCGCCATCGAGCGGTCGCCCACGATCGCCTCGTAGTTGTTGACCCACGAGCCGTTGCGGACGTAAAAGATGTCGTTGCCGTAGATGGTGTCCGGGACGTCGCCCTGGAAGCCGGCGAAGATCGGCTGGTCGTTCTGGTCGCGGAGCCGGCGGAGCCGGCCGCGAATCTTCCGACGAGCCCAGACGGCGTTGACGTCATAGCCGTCGTTCTCGACGAGCTCCATGGTCAGCGCGATGTCGTCCGCGAAGTCGACCGCGCCGCCGGAGCCCTCGACGTGCGAGTTGCCGGCCAGGACGGCGAGCTCGCTGATGCCGTCGCCCCAGGACGCCGGCGCGTCGACGCCGAAGAGTGCGGCCTGGTCGATCTTTGCTCCGAAGGCTTCGACGAGTCGCGGGCGCGCCTCGGCGAAGATGTCGAAGTCCGCGTCGTCTAGGACGGCGTTCGGGACCGGGACGATGACGGCGAGCTCCTCCGCGGTGAGCGTCTGCCGCTCCCACGCGAGCTCGGTCGTCTGCTTCAGGCCCGTATCGCCGTTGACCCAATAGGCGTCCGGCAGGGCCGACAGGACCGGCTGCCGCGTCGTCTTGGAAGACATCGTGACGCGCCGGAACGCCGAGAGTGCGGCGGACGCCTGCGTGACGCCCTGGATGATCTGATTGCTCACCGGCTCCGGGATCAGCGCGTCGGCGCCGGTCCGGTCCGTGAGGCTGTTGTAGACGGCCAAGGTGGTACTCCCTCTGTGCTAGTGGCCGCGTGCTCTGCGGCGGATCAGCTCGTTCATATCCTCGCCGGCCGGCGGAGCTCCTCGCGGCCCGCCGCCGAAGTCCGTCGTCGCCGTCGTGAGGTACGGGTCCGCCTTGACCACCTGCTCGAGCAGGGCCGCGACGTTGCGGGGCGATCCGTCCTCGGCGTAGGAGACCGACGCCGGGTCGATCATCCGAAACGCGATGCTTGGATTCCGAAAGCCGAGCCGGCTCGCGACCGCGTAGGTCTCGGACCGGAGCGCTGCCTGCTGGCCGGTCGTCCGAAGCTCGGCGTTCTCGCGCTCGAGCTCGGCGATGCGGTCGGCAGACTTCTCGGCGTCCGTCTTGTCGCGCTCCTCGTATGTGCGGAGCTTGGTCCGGTAGCCGGCCGCCTCGCGCCGCGCCGACGCGAGCTCGCGAGCGAGCACCGCCGGATCGAGCGCCGGAGCCGCCGGCTCGTCGGCCGCCGGGGCCGCTGGAGTCTCGCCCACCTGGGGCTCCGCGTCGTCGGCCGCCGGGGCCGTCGCGGTCTCTTCTGCCACCAGTCTAGTCCTCCACTCCTACTGAGTCGAGCCGGCCAGGTCGCCGGACTCCGCGGTGATGGTAGCGCTCGCGTCTACCGGCGGCGCGACCGGCTCGGCCGCGGCGTCCTCGGCCGCCTTCATGGCGAGCACGCGGTCGATCTGCTGCTGCGAGTAGCCGAGTTCCTCGAGCGTGAAGACGAGCGGCAGCCCGAGCTCCTGGTGCTGCTTCATCAGGGCGTCCGACCGAGCCGCCTCGTTCCGGGTCTCCGGATCCGCCCATATCGTCTCGGCGTCCGAGCGCGCCTTAGAGCCTTGGCCGGCGACCGTCAGCGCGAGCCGCATCGTCTCCTCCCAGCCCTCGCCGAGGTGGACCGCCTCGCGGCCGACCTTCTTGACCAGGGGCGCCTCGGAGCTCTTCAGCGACTCGCCGGACGGCGGGACCGACGTCGGCTCGCCGAGCAGATAGTGGTACGGCGTCCGGCTGATGCTCGCCATCTCGCCGACCTCCTCGCGGATCGCCTCGATGTACGGCCCTAGGTCGCCGGCAGGGAACTGCCCGAGCGCCGGCGTCGGGACGCGGTCGCCGTACTCCATCGCCTCGGACGGCGTCGGCCGGCGGAGCGCCCAGAGCATATCGACGCCCGGCTTGAATGGCGCGACCGGCTGGCCGGTATCGGGGTCGATCGGGATGTCGATGTTGGTCACCCAGCGCTGCGGGAAGGCGACGTACTCGGCGGCGACGAGACTGTTGAAGCGGAGCTGGTTGATCGCCAGTTGGTTGCCCATCACGGCGGCGACCTCGGACCGTCCGGTCCCGTCCCGGCGCGGCCGATTCAGGAGCGGGACGATCGGGACGACGCCGAGCGGATTGGTCGACGGGAAGTCCTCGCCATCCTGGACGTACGGCACCCAACGGATCGAGGACTCCCACGAGCTCGACCACTCGGATGAGCGGGTCGTCTTCGGCGAGCGGTACTTGTAGACGTCGCCGCCGACGAAGAGATACGCCCGGAGGTAGTCGTCGTCGTCCCGCCAGACCTTCAGCGCGGCGAGCCGGAGCCGGCGGTTGCCCGGCGCGGTCTCGACGATCGTCTCGCAGGGGTCCTCGATCGTGATGACCGGACCGTCCTTCGACGGCGCGACCATCGCGTAGGCGACGCCCTTGACGAGCGCGATCTCGTGCGCGATCTGCGACTCGGCGTCGAGTTGATTGTCCTGCCAGATGCGCCACGCCGGCTTGTCGGCGTCCGGCTTGTTGCCGAAGCGGAAGCCCTGGACGACGAGTCGCTCGGTCTCGGCGTCGACGACGAGCGGCATGAAGTTCGCCGGCAGCCGACCGTACCGGCGGCCGAAGGTCTCCCGGAACTTATCCGACGCGAACGCGAGCGGCTGGTCGCCGTCGAAGAAGCTCTGGTATTCGTCGGCGACGCGCCGGCGAGTCGCGAGCTTGGCCGAGAGCCGCTTCAGCCACCAGGCGGGCGAGTAGGTCTCGAGCGTCTCGGCCATCTCAGAAGCCTACAGCGGACGGGAGCCGCTCGGAGCTCGGCGCCGGCGGCGCCGGCAGGAGCGCCATCGCGACGGCGCGGACGAGCGCGACGCCGGCGACGTTCGCCGACGAGCTCCCGCGCTTCGGTCGCGTCACCTTCATGCCGCGCTCGGTCAGGATCGCCGGCGTCGCGTCGACCTGCTCGGCGAGTACGGGATCCGCCTCGTGGACGAGCCGGCCGGACGTGATCAGCTCGTGAGCGATCGTCGACGCCGGTCCCATCGTCCCGGCCGTCATCGGGACGTCGA